TATGCTGGAAATGAAACTCTATCCGATGTGGATTATTTTAATATAGGTTCAATAAAGAAAGGATCTAAGATATGTATAACTGGGCCTCCTTGTGTAGGTAAGACTTCATTAGCGAAGTATTTAATGAAGAAGAGGAATATTCGTAAATGGACTTTTTGTGGATCTGAAACTATTTCTATATCTGATTTAGACAGAATACCAATATTATGTGTAGTGTGCGATAATATTTTAGAACCGACCCCTCTCACTGATCGTTTATTTTGTAGAGAATCTTTTGATGTAATATTAATTGGATCATCTAGTTTACTTAAAAGTTATGTATACGACTATATATTTTTTGGAAAGGGATCTTTAAATCTAGATGAAGCTTTTACTTCATCTAATAATGCTTTTATGATAAAATTAATTAGAGAATTAAGACCAAATCAGTTCTTAATCTATATTCGTAATGGAATAAAGCTAGGTAAGATAAGGGAATCAGAAATACCAGTTATTTTATCGTAAACAGATAAAAATGTACCAGTTATTTTATCGTAAACATATAAAAATTTTTATTTTATCGTAAACAGATAAAAATTTTTTTTTTATCGTAAACAGATAAAAATTTTTATTTTATCGTAAACAGATAAAAATTTACCAGTTATTTTATCGTAAACAGATAAAAATTCCATCATAAACAGGTAAAAATATATTTATTTTTTAAGGCCTATGTCGATAGTCTCGACATATTTGCTATTTCTTGATTTGATTATAAAATCGAATAATGTTTTTGCTTCATTTAAGTCATTCTCGAAATATTTTGTTAAGACTTGTTTAAGGTATTTCTGGGAGATGGATTCTGTATCCTTGACAACTTTGTATTTAATCATTCGATCTCCTATAACGAAAGGTCTTTTTTCGAGTTGATTTTTCTTAATTTCGTCCATTAAAGTTTGTTTTAAGGCTTTGCTCTTACTGGATACATCTTTAAGAGCGGTTTTTAAATCGTGTTCTTCTTTGTCTAAATGGTATAATTGGTTAACATAGGATTGAATTGTGTCCATAAAACTTGTTTTCTATTTATAGCTAATTTAATAATAAGAATATAATTAACACACATTATTTATATTCTATTATATGTTATAGATAAGAATGTTATCAACATTGGCACCCTTCTTAGCTGGAGCTGCTACCCTCTATTTAATACAGGATGTCACTGAGAGTAAACATAAAAGACCCAGATTTAATGTGTTAGCAACAAGGAATCAGGCTGGTCTAAGTAGAGAGACGAATGAAATAATAGATTTAATAACAGTTGATCCAGAAACATTTCCTGTTGGAAGTTTCAGATATAAGGCACATAGATATCCAGGTGATATTGACATCTTTGAAAAAGTTAGAGGCTGCTGTACGCAAGATACTGCTAAGAAGAACATAGCAAAAGAACTACAAAAAGTTGCTTTAAGGTTAGTTAATGCAAGAAAGAAGGGTGTATTCTTAGGTGATTTTAAGGCTGGTATAGATAGTAGATATAAGATAGATATTGGGGAGATTGATAAGAATAAAGTAGTAAAATATAACGGTCCTGTAGTTAGAAGTGAGATAAAGAATTTGTATGAGGAAAAGTTGCTAACTAATAGTGAATATAAGAAATTATTAGAGCTGGCACCGAACCAGAAGATTCAGCCAGATGAGTGGGAAGAATTAAACAATGAATTAAGAAAACATTACATAGTAAGATGGGATTTAGAAGAGATGTTAAGAGGAGAGAAAATATTACCAGGAAATAAAATATTAAAATTAGAGGATGCAATTACTGATGATTCGATAGTTAAATTGGATATATGGGCACCATTAAAGGGTAAATATAATGAGATAACGAATTTCTTCTTATTAATATTACAGAATCCTGATGGGACTGAGACAGTCTTGAATGCACAATTAGGTGATAGAGTTAAATTATTAGAGAAAGATATACAGAAATATGCATCGCCAAGCCATAGAAATAGTCTTAAATTAGCAAAAAGATTATGGAATAAAGCATTAACAGAGAATGATGTTGAATTATATGATAAATTATATCCATTATTTGATAGTGATGCAACAATGTTAAGTCAGATAGGTAGTGAAATAGAAGTTATTACGAATATGTTAAATGGTCTATCTCGTGATGAAATTCCTATAAAAACTTTAATAAAACAGATTGATGGTTTCAAAGAGCGTATAACGAATACATTAGAGATTCAGTTTAATACAAAGCCTTTAATTAAGATTATAAATGATATAATTGATTATTATGAGAATAATAAGGATAATTGGGATCCGATTGTAATAAATCATTATTTAGAGGATTTAGATAAGAAGATTAGAAAACCAGTTGAGGATTACAGTCGCAAATTCTTGCAGAATATAGGTATTGATCTTTAAGATAGTTAAAGCTTTTGATAAAGCAATAAAATTTTGTAGACTCCTATCTGGTTAATCATAGTTATAATGATCATTGGTACTCAGTTTTTGAGTATAAGCTTTCCGTCGATAATAGCGATATTCCTCGATTTTAGGAATTCAGGATCTACTGCTGGAATGTATGCCGGTTGAGTAATCTCAACACCTTTTTGGCACCACTTGCTTGCTAATTCGTCCACAAATGATCCCTGAGAATTTAGTTGATCATAATCTATTTGATCTTGACAGACTTGGCATCGTGCAGTTATACAAGCCTCTTTATAACTTAAAAGATCTCTAAAAGGTGTTAATTTTTTTCGACATATTACACACATATCCTTTTTAACAGCATCCTGCCTGCTCATCCCAGCAATCTGGGTCATTAATGCTTCTAATTTTTTATCCTTTTTTGTAAGAGTAACTTTATTAGGTATTTTTTGAGTAATCTCACTCATTTTGTTTCCGATAATTGACTGAATTTTATTTGAAATAATCCAATCAATTTTTTAACCAATATATTTAATCTATATAATCATATATAGATTAATATAAAATAAATTATATGCAAAAAGCTTTAAAGATCTGTTCATGGAATATATTAGCACCTGAATTATTATTTTATTTTTGGCGAAGTTCATATGGTCTTAATTATAAGACGAAGAAGGGTATTATCTTAGAGAATCAATATTATAATGATATAACGAATATAAGATTAGAAAATATAATAAATTATTTTCGTAAGAATAAGTTTGATGTTATATTACTACAAGAAATAACGAATAATCTATATATTATAAAGGATGATAAGTTAGTAAATGATAAAGCTGGCTTGACGATACATCAAATAATTGCGAATGCATTGAAATACAAGGTAGTTAGTGAAAGTTTTAAAACGGGTAAATTTAATTCTGGGTTTCCACCACAGGAACAACATAAAGATATTGTCAAAAATAGCATATATTCAGGAGTGGCAACTTTAACTAGACCTGAATTATTTGATAGTTTTGAGAATGTAGTTACAGCAGAGAAATGCAAGAATAAAAGTGCATCACCATTTACTCTAGATAGATTAATCCTAAACAATGATAAAAACGGGAAAAGCGAAAAGAGCGAAAAGAGCGAAAAGAGCGATAAGAATGAGCTAAACGAAGTATTCATAGGAAATGTGCATATAAAGATGGATTTTCCCCATATTTACAATTCTCTTTTTGAGATATATAATTGTATAATTGATTCAATTGATTTGGGAATATTAAGATTAGTGCTTATGGGTGATTTTAATGCACATGCATTAAAGGCTGCAACCGAGCTTTATACATCAAGTTTCAATACTAAAATGTTTGATATCTTTGCTAGTCAATTAGTGGATGATCATATATTTGTTGGTAACCATATAAGATTATATGAGAGTGATGCATATATAGATGCATCTGTTCCTATATTAGAAATGGGTATGAATTTGCCTTCGACAGGTCGCAAATGGACGGTCGAGGAAACAAGGTATAAGCATTCAAAACATAATCAGGATTTATTGGATAAAAAGACTGTGACAACTGATCATCCTCCAATCGTAGTGGAATTTAATCTTACGAAAAAGAGGGCAAAAAATCAGAGTATCTTAGTTTAATCTAGTTGTTTATGTTTAATTTAAAGGGGTTTCTGAAATTACTTTACCACAATACAGAACTGGATCAACTTTATAATTTCGGTATTCATATAAATTTTGATCTATTGCCTCTCTTAATACAAACTGAAAATTGCGATCAAATATGGGTGAATGTGTTTTATTTTCGACCGTACCCAGATGAGTAAGCTCATGTAATAGCACAAACATTAAAGTATTAAAATCTATAAAGCTATTATCCTCTTTCTGCCTTAAACATAAAACAATCTTCTCTCCTTTATTTAAGGAATAGCTGGTACCAGATTGGAAAGCAGATGATTCAGATAATGAATTTAATCTATAATTCTTTGTTAAACGTTCTATAAAAAGCTTATTATCCATATCTTCTACTGCTATACCTCTACCACTATTTCTATCTCTACTTCTATTTAGGTCGTTATCGATGCTATTGCTTTTATCATTATATTTACTATTCAAATTCTTTATAAATGATATACAATTTTTTTGCAACTGTGAAAGAATATTAGCTGCTTGTTCAGATGTATAAATGCAATTACTATTCACTCTTCTTACAAGATAGTTTTTATTATCTAATGTGCTTTTTACTATAATTATATCTGAATATTTCCCATTATAATATGCATATAACGAGACAAATAATATAATTAATATTGTTAATATTAAAATTATATTAAATTGCATATTTATTATATATGTTTATATTTATATTTACCTTTTTTCATAAAATACTCCATTTTATTACTAATTTAATAATAAAATGGTAATAAATAATAGTAAAAATAAAATTGGTTAACCTCTTTTTTATTACTAATTTAGTAATAAATTAGCCCTTTTTATTTTTTATTACTAAATTAGTAATAATTTAGCCCTTTTTATTTTTTTATTACTAAATTAGTAATAATTTAGCCCTTTTTATTTTTTTTCTACTAAATTAGTCCTTTTTTTTATTTTTATTACTAAATTAGTAATAAATTATCCCTTTTTTTTATTTTTTATTACTAATTTAGTAATAAATTATCCCTTTTTTTTATTTTTTATTAC